TCACCATGCAACGCTGTCGTAACTGGGCGGTTGTGCTGTACCCATTAGCTTATTCATCCAACGCGAGCCTACCAAATCTTTGCATGATAATTTTTGGTAAACTTGAGGTTGCTTTTTCTCAGAGCCTCATCATTTATGCTGTTTGCATCAAAGGATTCACCTGTCGCTTGTTAGCCGCATTTCCCTGCTCACTGGTTGCGATGCTATGTTTGCCTGATTGAAATTTAGAAGTGCCTATCGCATATGTTTATACTAGTTTTATTTTAAGGTCAATCTTTTTGGCTTTAAATATTGATATGCAATGGATTTATCAAGGCAAACCTGTCAAAGAGTTGCCTGACTGGGTAGCAGGTTTTGTTTATGAAATTACAAACACACAGAATGGTAAGAAATACATTGGTAAAAAACTTGCTAGGTTTAGAAGAGTTCGTAAACCACTGAAAGGTAGAATTAATAAAAGAAGATTCACTATAGAAAGTGATTGGAAAGATTACTTTGGTTCCAGTAATGCTTTATTGGAAGACATTGAAAAAATTGGCAAAGACAAATTCACAAGAGAAATACTTTTCTACTGTAAAAGCAGAGCAGAATGTAATTATGTGGAAGCACGAGAGCAATTTGCCCGTAAAGTGTTAGAAACTGACAGATATTACAACGGACACATTAGAGTGCGTGTGCATAAGCAAGTGATTTCAAAAAAATAAAAAATAATTAATAGTAATGAATGTAAATCATCTACATATAGAAGCATCAAGCTATTGTAATGCACGCTGTCCAGGTTGTCCACGTAATGGGTTTGGTCATGCTCTACCAGGGCTTTTTAAACAATCACATTTGGACTTAGAAATTTACAATGATCTTTTGATAAAATATCCCGATGTGCAGACTATATTGTTTTGTGGCAATCACGGAGATCCTATGATGCACCCAAACATATTAAATTTTTGTGAACACAAAAATATTCACTATACTATTGCGACCAACGGCGGCATTGGATTATCTGAGACGTATACTCAGTTGGCAAAATTACCTGTGAACATAATTTTTGGTATTGACGGCTTGGAAGACACAAATCATCTGTACAGACAAGGGGTAAGCTGGCAAAAACTTATGACAAGAGTAAAAACATTCATTGATGCAGGCGGTAATGCAACATGGCAATTTATTAGATTTCAACACAACATGGATCAAGTTGCAGAAGCAAAGGCATTGAGTGAAAAATTAGGCTTTAAAAGTTTCATTCCAATGGATGTCGGTAGAAATAACATGCCTGCTATTCAGCCTGATAAAACAATATCACACTGGATTCTTCCACCAGACAAAGATGCCAAGCCTTTTACAGAAAATTTTGATGTGGAAAAATACTTGGAAATGCGTATGGATGCAAACACTACATATACCACGGATAAAAAGACAACAACAATTAATTGTGAACATTTAGGTGGTAGCATTTATATCAACAGTTCTGGTGAATTGTTTCCATGTTGTTATCACGGCTTTGGTCATGTTGATAGACCAAAAGTATTTCTTAAAGATTTTAGTAAATTACAGGATACTTGGACGAGTAAAAAGTGTGATGCTGTTTGTGCTGATACTTGTGGAATATAAAAAGCCCCTACTATAAAATAGCAGAGGCTTTATAATCGGATCCAATTAGCAATAATTACGCCGCAGTTTTTGCCGCGTTTTTCGCTTCTTGAATTTCTTTTCTTCTTGCTTTGATCAATTTAGAAAGATTAGCAAGTGCTTTTCTAGCTCTTGTTGCAGAAGCCTTAACACCTTTCTCTGTGAACTTGCCGTTCTCTTCAGAGTATGCTTGTATCTCACTCATGATCGATTCGTGTGTGTTTGACATATTGTTTGTCCTTCCTTATCGTACGATGTTATTAATTAACATAACTGTAATTAAAGCACGTAAGAAGTGGTTTTGTCAAGTAAAAATTAAACTATAATTTCCACGTCATTAGCATAATTGGTAAAACCATTTTCTTTTGTTACTTTTAACACAGAATTTACTCTGCTTACCAGCTCGTCTTTGTGTGAAATTAAGAAAATATTTTTATTTTGTGTTCTGCTCATCTCTTTTAGCACTGCCATTGCTGATTCTACTCCTGATATATCCATACCAGAATCTACAAGTTCGTCAATGAATAACAAGTTGATCTGTTGATAAAGACTTTCCCATACATCTCTGAAAGCCCAGCTTAAACTTAAGATTAATCTGTTTCTTTCACCTCTGCTTAAATTATCAAAGTCTAGTTCTCTGCCTAGTTCTTCAATACGCACAGACAAATCAGATTGGAAAACAACTGTGTGTGGCAATTTTACTTTGGCTAAAAAGAATGCCAAGCGTTGGTTCAAGTAGGTCAAGTTTTGTTCTATGATTCTTGTTCTCACAAATGAATCTTTAGCAGTCAATAACTTGTATAAAAATTCTTGATGTCTATATAAATCTTCTGTTTCATTTACTTTGGTATAATCAATTTTTTGTATTGCTTTTTTTGTAAGGTCCTGTATTTGTTCAGCGTAAGGATCATCTTTTTTATCTGTTTGATCCAATTGACGTTTGAGATCTTTCAGAGATCCTTTATGATTATAAGCCTCATCAATTGTGTCGTAATAGGTGTCTGGTATTTGTCCTAAATCTCCAACTTCGTCTATGCCCTGTTGTATTTTTACAAGATCACTTTTTAGTTTTATTGCATAATCTGTTGATTCTGTAAGTTGTGCTTTCAAATTGTCCACTAGATGTGTATGCTTTTCGTCATTAAGTTCTTGTTCACATGTTGGACATTTTTGTTGTTCTGTATATTTCAAATCTGATTTGGTTTTGTCTACTGTGTTTTCTGCTTTGGTTAAAGCATCTTCGTGATATGCTTTTTCCTTTTGTAAACCTCTGACAGCAGTCTGCATCTCTGTGTGTTTTTGTAAACGTTTGTGAGAATCTAACTCTGCTTTGATATCTACTTTTTCTAGTTCTGCTATTGCTTCTGAAAATTTTGCTATGTCTTCTTCTTTTTGTGTTTGCCAAGCACTGGATCTCAGTTTTAAACTTTCAATTGATTCTTGTATTTTTTCATTAGATGCAATTTTGCTTTCAATCTTATATTTTTCTTCTGTGAGATGTTGTTTTGCAACACGCATTTTTTCTTTTAGTAAATCTGCTTTTTGTGATAGTAAAGTAATACCTAATAATTGTTCAATTATTTCTCTTTGCTCTGCCTGTTTGGTTGCCAAAAACGGAAGAGTGTAAGTGTTCAATGCACATATGTGTTTAAACATGGCATGGGTCATACCTAACAAACTGTTTATTTCTTGTTGTGTTTCTCGATTTTCACCTTGTGCTTCGTTGCTTTCAAAATCCTGTTCAATGTTGTTGGCATAAAATTTAAATATTTGAGGTTTTCGTCCTCTTTCAATTGTGTACTCAATATCATTTTTTAAAAATTTAACACTCACCAACATGCCTTTTTCATTGGTTTTGTTTACAAGATTATCTCTTCTTATTTGTGTTAATGGTTCGCCAAACAACACATAACTTAAAGCGTTTATAATAGTAGTTTTTCCTGTTCCGTTTCTTGCACCGGCATCGTCGCCGCCCAAGTCCATATTTTCACCAATAACTAAAACTAAATTTTTATCAGCAAAATTTATACTTTGTGCGGCATTACCCACACTCATAAAGTTTTTAACTGTTAGTTCTTTTATTTTTAGCAAGTTTTTTCTCCTGATCTTTTTTCCATCTTTTGTACTCTTTTAGCCATTGTTCTTGTGTTACTGGTTTTGAAAACCAATCCCAAATATTTGTTTTAAAGTCTTCTTCACCTTTTAGAATTTCCAGTAATCTTTTTTTACTGACTCGTGACATCTAAATCGCTGTAGATTGCTGTTAAAATATTTTTATCATATGTTTCAGAATCTACTCCTTGTAGTTGTTTAATTACAATTTGGTCCACACTATCAAACTTTTGCACTGCAACAGTTGGTTGTTGTGCCTGTTCTACTTGTTCTGGTATAAGTTGCAACTCTCGCAATTGATATTTTTCAATAAACGTTTCTCTTATAAAGTTTGCCTCTTCATAACTTATTTTAATATCTAGTGTACATCTCACATACATTTTTGATTTGAGAATTTTTTCTGGATCCTCAAGTAGCTGTGATATTTTTATTGTTACGTATCGTGGCATATCTGGCCAATTTATATATTTTGGTTGTCCACCGTACTCTAATATCATCATACCTCTGTCATCGTCCCACGCATCTGCATAGTTGTGTGGAAATGCATTACCCATGTATGTGACGTTTTTTATTTGCTGTCGCTTGTGGAAATGTCCTGAGAAAACCATTCCACAATTTCCAAAATGATCTGTTTTTATTCCTCCAACATCGGGCATTTCTACCATTGCATTCATTTTGAAATATGGCAGTTCAAAATGTCCAAAAACATATTTCTGTTTCATTTGTTCAATTTTTTTCCATTCGTCTTCAACAATCCACGGAATAATTGCTACGTCA